AGACGATTCCAATCATCTTCTAACCACTGTTTGATATGGGGATCACCCTCAAACAAATCACTTTTCGTCTTAAATTCCTCATTAAAAGGACTACCGCAAGTTGAACTCATGTCCAACCGACTGATAGCTTCATCAAGTGTTACTATATTTGCATCTCGCATATAGGGTCCAAAATGCCTTGACATCCAATCATGTGCCTTATTCAAGCAATAAATTTGATCAGGTGGCATATTAATAAATGGTTTTGCGTACTTAGCCAGCGACTTATAAGCAGCTGTTAAATTTGGTTTCGGCAAATCCCATTCCTTTGGAAAACAGATGTTCTCTTTATCATAAAACATCTTCACTTGTGGATCAAAACCCCGTCGATTCTTACAGACGGGAAAACGTTTGCAGCCCCCTACAAACTCAAAGTAGTTATCGTTCAACCACTTCATATGCATTTCTGAACAATATGCATTAGACCAAAATTTTTGGTGACCTCCGGGCAAGACATACCTTTCCGGGTATCTACGCCAAAACTCGGCGTTTCTCTCTGCCAATTTTAGGGGGAGTGGGGGCGCAACTGAAAATCCAACCCTACATGAACATCGGGTTGTGCATCTTTAGCAATGAGGATCATTTCTTCTGTAACAGGTTCAAAACGACCAAAACTTTCACTACTGAGCAAATGTTTTTCAATTCCGTGGGTCCAAAAACCAACTACGAAACCGTTAACATCCAAAACTGGAGAGGTACAATCACCATCTCTAGTTGGGGCATTACACCATCCAAGGGGACTAGCAAAACCAGTAATACTATCTGGTGTGCTTGTTTCTCCATGACCAAATCCAAGAACTGTAACTACAGCTGCATCCTCAAGTTTCTTCAACTTTGAGTTTGGAAATGCGGATCTAACTCCTTGAAAAGGAAAGTAAGCCAAATGCTCACCGAAGACTTTCATGTCACTTGCTTTGAAAACAATAGTTCTGACATGATTCACTGCCAGATATGAAACTGACATGTCCTCCGATAAAGAATGCAATACTACCCACATCTTCGCTCCGATGTGTGTTCCTGTACACAGGTAAGTAGTACGTTCTCCTTCCACACGGTAGAACTTGTAAATCGATCCGGATAAATCACTTACGTTGAAAGATTGCGGTTTTAATTTCTTACCGGGTCCATAGACCTTTTTCATCTCTTCAACATATTTCAAAATTTCATGGGGAGGCGCCGTTATTGGCCGCTTCGACCTACTAATCTTATTCCGTAAATTCGATTCACCAGCTCTTGCCGGTGGGCAAGCTACATTTGATTGTCCTTGAAAACGACGGGGAATATACTTCCTTGGGTCGTGGGCATCTTCATACGCTCCTACATAAGCATCAAATGGCTCTTCATATTCGGGATCTGCATCGGCATCCTGTTCGGATCCGCCTGGTGAAATGTTATTATACACTTTCTTCTTACTACCAGTGCGTTTGCCTCGTGGAGCAGCTCCTCGATATGAGTTCTTAGTCTTACCTTTTCCCTGCACATTGGCACTAAACACAATGGGTTCAATAGGTACTTCAATGTCATCGCAACATGAGCCTTGTTCTGGCTTCACAGAAAAAGAAGATAATGCTGCATTAAATAATACACAAAATATCAATCCTTTTATCAAAATCTTACGACGCATCCAAAGAGTTCTTGAAATAAATGCCCAATTCCACCAGCTGTCCTGTGACACACCGGCTCGTTGTTGGCATTTTACAATGTCATCAAGCTTAAATTCATATTTCACTTTAACCTCCTTAGGATCAACAAACGGGAAAGCACCATCACCTTCAACTGTCGCTTTGGTCTCACCTTTTACAGGTTCCACTGCAACTTTAATGATGTCATCTAAAGCTTCCTTATTCATAGTCTCATTTTCTGTAGGAGTCATATGAAAGAACATTCTTATCTCTTTCGGGGTAGACTTAATTTCATCCCAACACCAATAGGCCCATGGTTTCACAGTTTTATCCCAAAACTTAAAAACACAATATCCATTATAGCATTGAGGCGGTATTCTTAGACCATCTAGATTAGTCGGAGGATCTTCATAAATCTCTCGACGACACTCTGTATCATGAGCAGTGAACTGATTATCATAATCTCGTTCCCGCAACAAAATAGGATCTTCAACCTCCACAGTAACTGGTTTGAGTTCATCCAAAATTCCCGTTTCCGGAACCTCTGGTTCATCCTCAAAACCCGGAAGAAAAGTTTGAGCTAATTTATCCAATCGCTTCAATTCCTT